AAGTTTTGAACCAGAAGCGTGGAACCCAAAAAATAAGAATGCTGACAAGTGGGTTCGTGCGTGTCTCAAATGCAAACAACTAAATAAATACGTTTCACTTCCAGCAAATATCAATCTTGAAAAACTAAGAGACAAAGGAAGAAGCATTGAGAGAACTTACGGAATAACACTAAAAGAATACGAGAACCTTTACATATCACAAAACGGAATGTGTGCAATTTGTCACCATCCCGAACCAGTCAAGAGCAGGTTGTTTTTAGCGGTTGACCACGATCACAGAAATGGAAGAGTTCGGGGTTTGTTGTGCAGTAAATGCAATATGGCAATTGGTTTATTTAATGATTCACCTGAAATTCTACTTTCAGCTATCAGGTATTTGAAATAAAAAATCGCAAGGATGGAGCGTAATCCACCAAACACATCGCGGACGTAACCGCGTCAACAAATCGTAGTGAGACGAAAGGGTAACCATGAAACGTGAAGAGTTGAAAAAGTTGTTAGGCGATGGTGCGGACGACAAGGTCATTGATTCGATTATGGCCTTACACGGTGCAGACCTCGAAGCGCATAAGACCGCTGCGGCCACTGCCAAAACCGACCTTGAAACTATCAAGGGTCAAATGGCTGAAGCCAACACACAGATTGAGGACTTCAAGAAATTGGATGTCGAAGGTGTGAAAAAAGCTGCTGACGAATGGAAAACGAAATACGACCAGGCAGTCGAGCAGCACGCCAAGGAGACCAAGCAACGCGCATTCGACACCGCTCTTGAAAAAGGGTTGACCGCCGCTAAAGCACGCAACGCTCTCACTGTTAAGCCGCTCTTGAAACTCGAAAACCTGAAATACAACGATGCAGACGGCTCACTTATCGGACTTGAAGATCAACTCAAAGCACTCAAAGCCGATGAAAAAAACGGTTACCTATTTGAAGCCGAACAAAGCGAAGAAGAGGGTGGCGATCCGTTACCTGAAATCGTCGCTGGCACCAAAGGAACGCAAACCAAAACATCAACTTTAGAGACGGCCATGTTCAAGGGAGCAGGGTTGTCAGAAACGGGAAAATAAACAATGACTCAATCAATCGCACTTGTATCTGCTTTTCTGAAAATTATCGACGCGGTTTACAAGGTTCAAAGTAAAACCGCCTCTCTTGACGCTTTGACCGAAGCCCCTGCGTTTTTGAACGCAAACGAAGTTAAGGTCATGAAGCTGTCAACCGTTGGCTTGGGTAATTACAGCCGCACCACCGGTTACCCTGCTGGTGATATTACCGCCGCTTGGGAAACCATGCAACTGACAATCGAACGTGGTCGCGCCTTCACCCTGGACCGCATGGACAACGAAGAAAGTCTCGGCCTTGTCTTGGGTAAGCTGATCAGCGAATGGATGCGCGTTCATGTGGCACCAGAAGTTGACGCCACTCGTTTCGCCAAGTACGCCGCGGACGCCGGTAACGTGGTCGGTTCTCCCGCCACTCTGTCAACAGCCGCCGACGTGTTGGCAGCTATTGACGCTGGTAACCTTGCCCTCTCTGAAGACGAAGTTCCTGAAGAAGGCCGCAAGATCTACATTACCCCGACACTTCAAAAACTGCTTAACGCAGCCATGAGCCGCACCTGGAATAACGACGCCGCTCTTAGTCGCGCTGTGAAGTTCCTGGATAGCGCCGAAGTTATTGCCGTACCTCAAACCCGGTTCTATACCGAAATCACCTTGAATGCTGGCTCTGCAAGTGACGCTGGCGGTTTTGTGAAGACTTCTTCAACTGGCAAAGACATCAACTTCATGATCATCCACCCGTCTGCTGTTTGCCAGCCAATCAAACTCAACCAGGTGAAATACTTCCCACCCGATGTCAATCAACTTGGCGACGGCCACCTGTGGCAGTATCGCCTGTATCACGATGCCTTTGTGTACGACAACGGCGCAAATGGCATCTACTTGCATAAGAAAGCTTAAGGGGGTGATCCGTGAAACTCTCTAAAAAAGGCATCACTATTGATGCGCAAAGCCCTATTGAGATTGATCGCCTCAAAAAAGCAGGATATGTGGAGCCGGAAGAAATTCCGGTTCCAGAAACCAAAGAGCCTGAAAAAGTGGAAGGTGAACCATCTACCAACCCGACCATTGAGCAGATTTATGCCATGTGCGATGAGGCAGGCGTAAAACCTGAAGATCTCAAAATCAATGGCGAAAATCCGACTCTTACCCAGGTGAAAGCGGCTATTACCAAAGCCAAGAAAGCCGGTGGAAAATGAAATTAGCTACCCCAAATGGTTTGATCAAAACCATCAACGATAATTTTGCAGCACTGGCATACAGTCTGCCTGTTGACCCTATTTTTGTGGATACAGGCGTCAATGCTTCTGGCAACGGTCTTTCTTGGGAAAACGCATACAAGACCATGACCGAAGCCCTGGCTGCTGCACAAACTGGCGGAGTGATCTATTTCCGCGGTGACGTTCGTGAAGAGTGTATCGGCTCTAATCTCGTCTTTGACGTGACTATCCGAGGCACAGGATTCTTACATCACCCTGATTTACCCGCTGCTGGTTATGACACAGGTGGCGCAATGTGGCGTCCACCTGCCAGTCCGACAACCGCAACCGCGCTGCTTGAAGTCCGCGGTCGTGGATGGAAGTTTGAAAACTTCTCTGTTGATGCTCCTGTCGACGCCCCAGCTTTCAAGCTTGTTCGCAATGCGCTGTCTGGCACCTCTGAATACGATGCCTCTCATGCTCAATTTATAGGCATCCGTGGCATGGCCGGTCAAAACTTCATTGCAGATGTTGGCGGTTGCTACAACGTGACTGTTGACGGCTGCGAGTTGTCTCAATTCAGCGCAATGGCAATCATAAATACCAGCACCGCTGTTGCAAATCCATTGAACTGGAAGATTACCAATAACATCTTCCCTGCTGACACCTCAGACTTTGGTAATGTGGGGCATATCGATAGCCCTCTTAACAGCGCGATTATCGCAGGCAACATCTTTGGCAAGGTTCGCAGCACTGGCAAGTACATTGATCTGACCGGTGGTAACAACAATATCGTGGCTAGCAATGTCTTGGGTGGTGAATACGATACCAGCAATTATGTGCCTGGTACCGGTGATGAATGGATGCAAAATGTTTGCGCTGTCACCACCACCACTGCGCCCGATGGTCGCTCTGTGGCTGTTCCTGCTGCTGCAGGATAAAAAGGACATAGGCAATGGCAGCTTACGCAGATTACACATTTTATACGACCACATACCTGGGCACTGCCATTGCCTCTGCTGACTTCGCGCGCCTTGCTCTTAGGGCTACAGCCGTGATCGATGCAATCACTTTCAACCGTGCGGCTGTAATCATCGACACAGACACACCTGAATCAACTGTCTTGGCTATCCAAAATGCTTGTTGCGCCGTGGCTGAAGAAATCCAGGCTGAAGAACTGGCTGGTAATCTTGACGGTGTTCAATCTGAATCCGCTGGCAGCCGGTCAGTGAGTTACAACAAAAACGCACGCGCCATGCTCTCAAATGAGCAAAAACAGGCCAACGCCGCAAAACTTTATCTGGCAAATACCGGACTCATGTTCTCGGGGTTTGCGACCGGTGAATACGGCGGTCAAGTGGTGGTCGAATGATAACCAACACACCCATGACTATCTATAACAAAATCGCTGGCACGGAGACCTACCAGCGAACAGTTATACCCGGTAATGTACAGTGGGATGGTCGCAAAGGGGCAAACGGCTTACGAACAGGTACGCTGGCTTCAAATTCTGCCAGGGTGATCATCCCTATGTCACTCGCAAAAAACTACATGAGACCAAAGGCATGGCAGGCGCTCACCACCAAAACAGGTAAATGGACTATTCAAGAAAAAGACATCATTGTAATGGGAACCGTCACAGATGAAATAAGAGCTGCAGTTCCTTACAGCGCCGGGCCGCCTGTTGTTGAAGCTGTTGCGGCTTTCACGGTCTCAAGTCTGAAAAACAAGTACGACTATGTGCTTGAGGTAACAAGTGTTGACCCTTACTACGGCGGCGCTCTCAGTCACTTCGAAGTGGGGGCAAAGTAATGGCTAAACCTATCATTGATACTCCACGCGGCACAATCATGGTCATGCCAAATGGCAAGGCTAGTCTTACTTTCAAGACGAACTTTCAGTCGAAACACCAAAAGAAATTCACCGCGGCTCAGGTGTTTGTTGACTCCGAAGTATTGAGACTTTGCGAACCACTGACACCATTGCTCACTTCAATGCTGATCAAATCAGGTACTTTGGGAACTGTACCAGGTGAGGGTGTTGTCTCATGGATTGCGCCTTACTCACATAAGCGTTACTACACACCAAGAAAAACACCATCTAAAACTGGTGCTCAGCGTGGTCCGTACTGGTTTGATCGCATGAAAGCAGCGCACGAGAAATATCTACGTGCCGGCGCAAAGAAAATCGCAGCAGGTGAATCATGAGCATAATCAGTGCCATTCGTGACTTTATCTCAGACTATTCAGGTCTTGAAAATGACAACGTCAAAATTGACAGTGTTGGACCTGATACTGTTGAATATTCAATTGTGCCGTTGCCAGGTCAAAGAATCGTTACAGAAAATATCGACGGTTCAAGTGTCAGAGAATATCCATTTGCTTTCAGGACTTCGGCTCTCACTCTTGACGACGGTACACGCCTTGTCAATTCGGAATTTTCAGAAAACTTTGGTGCATGGCTTGAATCACAAACACTAGCAGGTACATTACCCACTCTTGGAACAGGTCAGACCTCTACCAGCATTGAAGAAACGTTAAGCGGTGCTCTGTATGAAGAAGGTGAATCAGGTCAGGCAATCTATCAGATTTTATGCAAACTCGTTTACGAACAGACGGCTTAACAGCCAGAAAGAGGTAACAAAATGGTCGATACAATCAAAACTTCACTTGTCCGGTATTTCATGAACACCACTCCATCAACCACGGCAACTTATGTGCGCATGGGTTCGGGTGTGGCCAGCGCAAAACTGGAAATGAACCCCGAGACAACCAAACAGACTGACATCACCGAGGATAATGCGCGTGTGTCAGTTGATAGTTATGCCCCAACACTCCCGATCAAACAGATCGCCAAAAACGCGGATGCAATCTTTGAATTCATTGATGCTTTGCGTAAAGCGCGGGCAATCAGTGAGGACGCTGAGACTGACATTGTTGAAGTTGATGCTTATGAAACAGGCGGCCCCACTGCATACCCTGCCAGAAAACAATCAGTGTCAATTCAGATTGATACCTTTGGTGGTGACGGCGGTAAACCTGTCGAAATCGAATACACCATTAATTACAACGGTGATCCTATCCCTGGAACCTTCAACGCTTCAACCAGCGCCTTTACAGCGACCTCATAGGAGGTGACATGGTAGACACAATCAAGAGAAGTCAGGAACGTCACTTCTTAAACACTGGCACAATCGCTGAACCTGTTTGGTCTCTCATGGGTGTAGGTATTTCATCTGCTAAAACAGAGATGAACCCCGAAACCACAAAAGAGACAATCATCACAGAGGACAATGCCAGGGTATCAGTAGACTCATACGCGCCAACACTGCCAATCAAAATGACCGCCAAAAGTGGTGATGCTGTATTTGATTACATCGATGCCATGCGAAAAGCGCGTGACATTCTGGATGCTGCAGAAACTGAATTGGTGACGGTCCATGTCTACGAGGGCGCGGCTCTCGGATTCTACTATGCTGAAAAGCAGACTGTTTCCATTCAGGTGGATGATTTTGGCGGTGACGGCGGCAAGCCGGTAGAGATCAATTACACAATCAACTTCCAGGGTAATCCTGTCTATGGCGGCTTCAATCCTACTCCCACGGCTGAATTTGTGGCCGCTCCGATCAATACAATCTTATCCACTTTGGTTATCGGCTCTGTAACCCTTACCCCTGTCTTTGCCACTGACAAAGCATGGTTATGGTACGCAGGTAGCGTTTCAAACGCAACCACCACAGTAACAATGACCAGCACGCTTTCAGGGGCTACTATCACCCAATACGATGCCGATGTGGTTGAAGTTGCTCAAGGTGACCCTGCTTCATTAGCCGTGGGTGTCAACCACCTGACTGTTGATGTAACCGTGGGAACTGAAAACGTGATCTATCACATCGACATCACGAGAGCAGCTTCATAACCTATAAACCGCTCGAAAGGGCGGTTTTGAAAGGTGCAACACATGGATGAACTTGTAATCAAATCAGGTAAAAAACGAATCGCAATCAAAGACGATGAAGGTAATGTCACCGGTGAAGTTTGCTTCAATCCATCTGACGTGTCTTTTGCTGAAAAATTCTACTCGGTTTATCAAGAGTTTCAAGAAAAGATAAAAGAGTACGAGGTCAAAGCTGCTGAAATTGATGCTGAAAACGAGTCAGTTGATGAAAACGGTGCGCCTGTTCAATTCTCAAAAGGCGTGGCGTTCTCTCGTGAAGTTTGCGAATTCATTTACAGCAAAATTGATGATCTCTTTGGTGAGGGTACGAGCCTGGTTGTTTTCAGAGGTTCCCTTGATTTTGAAATGATCGGTCAATTCTTTGAGGGTATCACACCCTTCATCCAAAAAGCGCGTGCTGAAAAGTTGATCAAATATTCCAACAAGCAAACAGGAAGGGTACTCAAATAAACATCCTCACTGACACCCTCCCCGAAGCCGTTGAAATAGACGGTCTCGAATACGCAATCAATCATGACTTTAAGACTTGCCTTAAGGTCATTATGGCGTTCGAGGATGCTGAATTATCCAACTTTGAAAAGCAATCCATCTGCCTGGGGAATATGTACCCTATCCTGCCAGATAACACAGAAAAAGCCGTGGAGTTGGCCGTCAAGTTTCTGGATGGCGGGAAAGTATCAGAAAAAAGCGAAGTGGGTGGTCAACCTGAAAGGTTTTTCTCGTTTGACAAGGATGCAAAATTTATTTATTCGAGTTTTAAACAAAAATTTAATATCGATCTTGAAGCTGAAAACAACCTGCATTGGTGGAAGTTTATTGCCATGTTTTTTGATTTGGGAGATACCAGTTTTGGTTATATATCCAACCTTAGAAAAACAATACAAACCGGACACGGCACAGACGATGATTTTAGAAGAGCGCGCGAACTCGGTGATATTTTTGAACTTGAAGCAGTTGACCCGCGCACACCCGAGCAGATCGAAATGGATGAAATATTTGACAACGCACTGAAAGGCGGTGCTTAATGGCAGGCGGTGTTTATTCAATTACCAACACTGTCAATGGTCATAGATATATTGGCAGTAGCGTAAATATTACTCAGAGAATAAGCAACCATAAAAATGGACTTAAGCATGGATACCATCACAACGCGCATTTACAAAATGCTTTCAAAAAATATGGCGAATCTGCTTTTGTTTTTACTCCTATTTTATATTGTGATCCCGAAAATAATTTGCTTTTTGAGCAAATGTGTATAGATGGATTAAATCACGAATACAACAAGTCAAATATTGCGGAAGCCCCAACCCGCGGAATAAGACTTTCGCAAGAACATAAAGAAAAGCTTTCTGCAATTAAAAAAGGAAACACTAACAGGCGCGGAACAAAGACAACAGACGTAGGTAGAAAAAATATAGCGACAGGAACAAAAAAAGCCATGCAATCACAAGAGTGCAGGGATAAATTAAGCGCCGCTAAATTAGGGTGTGCTGCTTGGAATAAAGGCATACCAATGTCAAACGAAACAAGAATCAAATTAATGAATTCTCATTTGGGGCGCATCGTCTCTGTTGAAACTAGAGCCAAAATGAGCGCAGGGCGCAAGGGGGAAAACGGAAGCAAAAGTAAGTTGACATGGATTCAAGTTGGTGAAATTAGGAACTCTTACACTTCTAAAAAAATAAGCCAGCGAAAGCTTGCTGTTGAATTCCAAGTCTCACAACATTCAATATGGAACATCATAAACAACATAACGTGGAGGGTTGAATGAGTGGCGGATATGACGGATCAATAAAGTTCGACACCAGTATTGATAGTCGGGGCTTCAACAGAGGTTTAGCAAGAATAACAAGTTCAATGGCTGGTGTTCAAAAAGCTATTATGAAGAATTACGACTCTTACATTACAAGCGTTGCTAAACTTGGCGCAAAGATGCTTACCTCTGTTCAAAACTCACAAAAATTGTCACCTGCAATGAAGCAATTATTCTCGCAAATAATTACGGGTGGTGCTGGCGCTGCAATGGCTTTAGGGACTGTTGTCGCATCCGCCGCCGCTGTTGTTGCGGCTGTAGCTGGCATTGCGATTGCAATAGCCGCCGTGATCGCAATTCTCGCGGCCGCTGGCGTCGCAATATTCGCCTGGGCTCAAAAATTTACCAACACTTTATACAAATCATTATCAGTGACTTCAAGTTATCGCTCTGAAGTGGTGCAACTCAAAGGCGCATTTGACACCCTTAAAGGTGCCATGATGGGGCTGGGTATCTCTTTATTGTCGGCTCTCGCTCCCGCAATTAGAACGGTAATCAATTGGTTGGTGACAGCTATCAATTGGGCGTCTCAATTTATTGCAGCTTTAAGTGGTGCAACGACCTATAACAAATACATCTCAGGTAGCGCAAGCGGTGCAGGACAGGCCGCCAAAAACGCTGACAAATTAGCAAAGAATACCGACAAGGCCGGCAAGGCTGCAAAAGGTGCACTTGCTGCATTTGATGCAATCAACGTGCTCCAACAAGAGGCCGCAGACAACTCTGAAGTGAAAGACACCTCCGGGGGTGGGGGAAGTGGTTCTGGCGGGAATATGGTCTTAAAGGCTGTTGCAATTGATCCTGCTATTCTTGAAACGGTTAAGAATGTTTGGGAATGGATTAAGCAAGCGGCTACTGATGCGTGGAACTGGATTGTTGGTGTTTGGACTCCTATTGGTGCCTGGTTGAAAACAAATGTAATTGATCCTATTTGGAATAGCATTTTGTGGCTTTGGAACATCATAAGAGATTCTGCAACTGAGTTATGGAACGGCGGATTACAACAAGTATTAACTACTTTTTGGATGTTCATCAAAGGCGCTTTTGTGGGGCAACTTTCAGCCGGTTTCAATATGATAAAGAATATTTTCAAGGATATTCTCGTCACTGTCAGTGGTGTTATTGCTTCATCAATTCAATTCTTTGGCGGCCTTATTGAATTTATTACGGGCATATTCACCGGAAACTGGAAGAAAGCCTGGCAAGGAATTCAAGACATGTTTAAGGGGATATTCAATGGGATCGTGGTTATCGTAGGCGGTGTGGTCAATACAGTGATCGATCTGATCAACGGAATGATAGCCGGGGTTATCGCTGGGGTAAATGCAGTTATTAACGCTCTTAATTCCGTATCAATAAAAATACCCGCAATGTTAGGAAAGCCTGGTTATACATTTGGAATTAATTTAGCTTCTATTGGAACTCCTCAAATTCCAAAACTGCCAATTCCAAAGCTGGCCACAGGCGCGGTTATACCTCCTAATAGTCAATTCCTTGCCGTCTTAGGTGATCAAAAACACGGGACCAATATTGAAACCCCGGTCGGGTTGATGGAAGAAACGTTTACACGAGTAATGCAGCAGAATAACACCCAACAAATCACAGTCAATTTCACGGGGACAATGGCGCAGCTTATTCAGGCTATGAACCCTGAAATAAAACGGGAAAATACACGCATTGGTAAAAGCCTGATTGCGGGGGTCTCATGAGCATAATTATTGATTCCGTTACTTATGATGTTCCTTTGACTGACCTTACAGAATCATGTGATTTTCTTGACAAGTTTGCCGAACGTACTGAGGACGGCGTTTTACACCGTGAATTGATAGGAACCTATCACAATCAACAATTGAAATTCGGGCAACCGTTCACTGCAGCAGAAAAAACAGCTTATCCACTTCTTTGGGCTAAGTTGACTGAAGCTGAAGAATTTCATACTGTAACCGTGCCAGATGCAGACGGCGCACCTTTTACTTTTCTGGCTTATGTGTCGGGGGTAAAGAGAGTGCTCAAAAAATGGAATTCAACTAAAACGGTCTGGAAAGAAATAACCGTCAACTTTACAGCGCAATCACCAAAGGCGACGCCATCGTGACAACCACCGCACCTAAAGTCAGTTTCGGACTTTACGATTTGGAAATCAACAGAGACAGTACACCGTCGTGTGATGATGTTCAATCATTTTCAAAGGTGTCTGATTTGAAAACTGGCAACGTCACCACGTACCCGATTGCCACTTACGAACCGGATTATTGGGCGCTTGATGGAAAGTTCAAATTCATTCAGGAAGTTGAAGCGGCTGTACACGTTGGATTAATGAGCCTTTCAATGTCAGACGAAAATGGCGATTTTGATACACCACCGATGTTGATTGTAGATTTTGACCAATTACATACCAGTGACGGCCTGGTGCTTCAATTC